GAAATGGCTGGGGTCACTCTGAATCTCAGGTGCCCACTCGCCGGGGAACATATGGTCGGCAGCTCATGGGCTGATACTCACTAGGAGACGAAAATGGAACCAATTAACAAGGTGGCGCTGCTCGACGCAGACGTCATCAACTACGTTGCGAGCTCATCAGCACAGCGGGATTTTGGTGGTGAGATCTGGACTGATATCAGTTCGGCAATCGCCGAGGCTGAGGAACAGATTGAGAAGGAGATGCGACAGGCTGGCTGCAACTCGGTCATCCTCGTCTACTCACCAAAAACATCAACCAACTGGCGCAAGCTGGTCATGCCTGCCTACAAGATGAATCGCAAAGCAAAGCCGAAGCCTATTTGCTATGGGGAGCTGCGCACAGCACTCGAGGCACGTTATGACCACATCTCTATCGACTGGCTCGAGGGCGACGATCTGTTCCACATGCTCCATCGGAAGATCCCGGACAGTGTGATTGTGTCAATCGACAAAGACATGTTCACGCTCCCGGATGCTCAATACTTGCGGCCACATGTCATGGCGTGGCCTGAGTACACCACAGAGTCCGAAGCCAATCATTTCTGGCTGTCGCAGGTGCTCATGGGTGACAGCACGGATGGCTACAAAGGGCTGATGGGCACGGGTCCTAAAGGTGCGCACGCCATACTCAGGGAATTCTGGGTCGGGGAGGATTTCTGGTTTCCCGAGGCGTGGGAAGCTGTTGTGGCAGCCTACAAAGCAAAAGGACAAACCAACTACCTCGAGCAGGCTCAGATGGCTCGTATCCTTCGCGAGGGCGACTACGACAGTGTGAACAGGCGCATCCGGCTATTCAACCCGGACGAGGAGCAATGGTTGGACCTCCCAGAGGTCTGATCGGTCACACAAACCCTCCCTATAGAAGGGGGAATCGATTTTACATGTTGCAACCACGTCGATGTCCCAAGTGACTGCCACGGAACCTAATTCGGAGCCTGTATTCCACAGAGAACGCCGCTACACCCAACCTTCGCCGAATAGGCCAGACTTTCATGGAGTCTGACCGCATTTACATCAAAAGCAGCCCGAGACCTCAAAGCCTCGGGCTTTTTTTTCAGTCAGAATCTGAGGAGATTACATTGACACAACTAATCGCATTAACTGGACCCGCAGGTTCCGGAAAAGACATTACGGCTGCAAAAATGATGCAGCAAATCATACACCGCAATCCCAGAGTGATTATTCGGACATTGTCATTCGCAGATCCGATCAAAGCCGCCGTTTCAATGATATTGGACTGCGATGTTTCTGATTTTGAACAAAGAGACTTTAAAGAAACAAATTTGATCGATTCTCATGATCTGATGGCCAGCCCACGGCAAATGATGCAGCTGCTCGGTGATGAGTGGGGCAGGCAGCTGATCGATCCAGAGATATGGATAAAACTGGCCACCCACAAGCTGAACCAGTTCAAAATGTTCAACGTCGATTTCGTTTTCATCACTGACCTCAGATATGACAATGAGCACAAGTTCGTTTTAAATAACGGCGGTAAGGTTATCGGAATCAATAGAAGTGCTGCAGCGCCCATCTCAGAGCACGCCTCTGAGGGCGGCCTCTCAGCACCCACCTGCTACACGATAGACAATAACGGGAGCCTAGACCACCTATGCAATGAGGCCCTAGAGGTGGTGAAGATCCTGCAGCCTGACACAGTGTGCCGATCTCTCAACGATGCCACCGCTGCAGAGTGGGACCGTGTGGCCCGCAGTGCCTAGAGCAGCCCCTGCTGCATGTAGCACCCCTATGTGTGCAGGTATGGCTATCAAGGGCACCAGATGCCCACCCTGCACACAGGAGGCCGTCTCTACCTACACCGTCACAGATGAGCGTGTGCAGCTTAATAAGTTCTATCAAGGCAAGGTGTGGCGCTCAATCAGTAAGGCCTACCGCAGGAGGCACCCTGTGTGTGTGCATTGTATGGCTGCAGGCAGGGCCACCCCTGCTGACATGGTGGATCACATCATCCCGGTGCGTGTGCAGTGGGAGCTTAGGCATGACGCCAAGAATCTACAGGCACTATGTCACCCATGCCACAACGCCAAGACCAAGCGGGACAGGCTGCGCAGGAGCTAATACAACGCGATCTGAGAGGCTCTCCAACGACTACGCCGATAATCTAGCACATAATCTGGCGTCCACTGGAGAGCCTCTCAGGGGCCTCTGGAGGGGAGGGGGGCCTTCCAATACCTGCGGCACCGCGTCTGGACAGCGCACCCCAGCTCGATCTCTTTTAATGTCAGTATGCGATCATTTTTTGATCAGCCCACAAATCATGATAAATCATGAAATATTCCAACTTTTCCCCGAGTCCGTCAGGACTTACCCGACAGAGGGCAAATCTGTGAAAACTCCAAACATCAGCCAAAAGGCGGCCAGAGACACCCCTTTGACCTGAGAGCCAAGGAGCTCAGCGCATCGCGCTCCACAGAGTTTGCAACAATCGCGAGTTTGCGGATCTCGCACAGCCATGACCTCCTCACATGGTCCCGGACCGTCTCCCCGGCCAAAACCGCCCTAATTTAGCCACAGCTGAGGAGCATACAATGGCAGGACGTAAACGAAAGCCCGAGGCACTCAAAAAACTCGAGGGAACATTCCGAAAGGACCGGGCGCAGGACACCGTGACCGTTCCGGCAGGAATACCGACCAAACCTGCATGGACTGACCATGATCCAATCGCGTCTGCGCTATATGACCAAGTCGCGACCCACTGCTACAGCATGGGTGTAGGGACCGAGGTTGATGCCATCGGCTTCGCATTGCTGTCGGACCAGCTGTCGATGTATCTCCGGCTGCGTGCTGTCGTGAATAGCGAAGGCCTAATGGTACAAAGTGAAGGATCACAGGGTCAGGTAAAAAACAGACCTCACCCGGCAATTGCCCAGATGAACATCAGCTATTCCAACATTGTGAAGATGATGGGCGAATATGGTCTCACCGCATCCGCACGGACGAAAGTGGACGCATCAAAACCGATCGAGATCGATTCCTTTGATTCATTTTTAGCCGGATAATTATACAGTAACTCATCGTTATAAAGTTGTTGACAGGTCCTGTAAGCTCTACTAATATGTGCGCATATTCAGTAACTTACTAACCCGGAGCAACAACATGAAAACAGTCATCAACTATATCCCAAGCGCTACATTCGACGAAGCATTAGCAAAATCAGCAGAGATCTCTGGTGTGGAATTCTACAAAGACTATGAGAACTGCTACGAGCCTAAGAGATTCACCCGCGAAGCTCTTAACAATGATCGTGGGTTCTTTGTTTGTAAGGTCACGGGTTCTATCTACTACATCTACAAGAATGTGACAAAAGACGGTCGCTACGGTGCGGGTGAGGAACTATTCCACAAACTAGAGCTGCATACTTCAATCAGTGCTGGCCCTTTCAGTGCTGTAGTCATCATGAAGCACATCGAAGGTTTTGAGGAAATTTTCAAAAACGAGATAACTATCATTCCTAGAGACTGGGACCGCTGCCAGCAGAACCGAAAGCATTTTGCTGACATAGGGCAGATAGTGACCACACTGTAGGGCCTAACGCCTTAACCCCCCCCAAAGAGCCGCACATGTTGCGGTTTTTTCGTTTTAAAAACCAAAGGATCAACTATGAAAAAGCCAATCGTTTATGAGTGGTGTGAAACAGCCCGGCGCTATGTCGCCCCAGCACCTGCCCCAGCACCTGCTCCAAAACCCGCCCCAAAGCCAGCAAAAAAGAACAAATAAAAACCCTAGCACAAGGAGACAACTATGCTGCAACACGACTCCACGGGCTGGAACTATGCGGAACGTGTTGTCTCTGGTGAACAACCAGCAGCGCAGCCGCTAGTTCACGCCTGCACCCGCGCCCTTGAGGATCGGCGCAAACACAAAAACAAAAGCTCCCAATTTCACTACGACGCAGAAGCTGCGAACCGGGTGATCAAATTTTTCGCATTCCTCAAGCACCTGAAGGGTCCGCTCGCCGGGAAGCCCATCGAGCTCGCCGACTGGCAGATGTTTATCATTTCCCAGCTCTATGGCTGGATGCGGACGTCTGACGGATACCGGAGATTTCGGACCGCCTATGTCGAGGTGCCCCGCAAGTCTGGAAAATCGACATTCTGTTCGGGTCTGGCGCTATATCATCTAATCGCTGATTTTGAATCAGCGGCTGAAATTTATGCCGCGAGTACCACGAGGGACCAAAGTCGGATCGTGTTCGGGGACGCGCAGGCCTTTGTTAAAAAATCACCTGAATTGCTGCAGCACCTCAAGGTCCACAGATCCGCAATTCACCACGACGCCTCCGGGTCAAAGTTCGAGCCCCTGTCGTCAGATGCTGGATCTCTGGAAGGTCGAAGCCCGAGTTTCACCGTGGTCGATGAATTACACGTTCATAAAACGGCAGAGATCTGGAACGTCCTAACCATAGCAGGGGGCGCGAGGGCCCAACCGATCACATTCGCAATTTCAACGTCCGGGACCAATCGTGAGGGCATTTGCTACGAGGTTCGCGAATATTGCATCAAGATTATGGACCCGACTCTGGATATTCACGACGACACATTTTTTGCGGCAATATGGACCATCGACGCCGACGATGACTGGACGGACCCCGAAGTCTGGAAAAAAGCAAATCCCTCCTATGGGATCAGCGTGTTCCCGGATGACCTCGAGAGAATGGCGCTGCAAGCCAAAGAGTCGCCGACTGCTGAAACCAATTTTCGGACCAAACGACTCAACCAATGGATGTCGAGCTCCGCTGCGTGGATTACCTCTCACGACTGGGACGAGTCCAAAGGCGATCGGCCACCGATCAGTCACTTTAAGGGTAAACCCTGCTACATAGGTCTGGATCTCGCGTCGGTTTCTGACTTTGCCTCGATGGCTCTTATTTTCGTCGAGGACGGCAAGCTATACCCATATCTGCAGCACTATCTCCCGGAGGACACTGTGGACAACGCCACCGGGTTCATCGGCAATAAATATCGAGAATGGAGAGACGCCGGGTACATTACAACGACCGAGGGCAACATCACAGATCTCAGCTATATCGAGGAAGATGTGATGAAAGCTATGGGAACTTATAACGTGCGCGAAATTGCATATGACGCCTATGGCGCAACACAGCTGTCAGCTTCCCTAATTGAAAAGGGGGCCCCGATGGTGAAGTTCGCGCAGGGAATCATGTCAATGTCAGATCCATCAAAAGAGCTCGAGAAGGCCGTCAAGGCTCGCAATATTATCCACGGTGGTGATCCGGTTTTATCGTGGATGGTCAGTAATTGCGTCCTGTTTATAGACCCGAACGACAATATCAAAATCAAAAAGGACAGCGACAAGAACAAGATCGACGGCGTCATCGCTCTGGTGATGGCTCTGGGCAGGCTCAAGGTCAACGGAGGCCTGCAGCTAGATGTTTATCGATCTCGAGGGATTCGCACCTTATAACTTATACAGGAGGCCGTGATGGCTTTATTCAACTGGCGCAAACAGAAAGCCGCGCCAATATCACTACCGTTTAACAGTTCGGCCCTGTCGGACTTTTTTGGCAGTGTTTCAGGAGCCACAAGATCGGTGACCAATGAGCAGGCCATGCGCATGAATACCGTTTACAGCTGCGTGAAGGTCCTCTCTGACACGATGGCGACGCTGCCGTGTCATCTCTACCGGGACACACCAGCAGGACGGGAGGCGCACATCTCCGCTCCGCTTTATACCCTAATGATGAGCAGCCCCAACGACTACCAGACTGGCTCTGAGTTTTTCAGCTATGTCATGGTAAATCTCTGCCTTTCGGGCAACTTCTATGGCTACATAAACCGCACGAGCTCGGGGAAAGTCGTCGAGATCCTACCATTAAAAACTGAGAACGTATCGGTCCAGCAGGACTCGAAATACAACGTAGTTTATGTCGTCACCTTCGACAATGGCGATCAAGACGTGATGAGCCCTGACCAGATCCTACACATCCGAGGCATGTCCCTCGATGGTGTGACAGGTGTCTCGCCTATCCAATACAATGCCAACACAATCGGCGCCGGAATGGATGCCCGGGACTACGCGGCCAACGTATTCACAAACGACGCAACGCCTCGAGGTGTTCTCCACACTGACGGCATTCTCGACGATGACTCATTTGAAAACATCAAAGCCAGCTGGAACGCCAGCCACGGTGGTGTCGGTAATTCGCACAAAGTCGCCATCTTGGAGCAGGGTCTGAAGTTCTCACCTGTATCGATGACGCCTGACCAAGTGCAGCTGCTGGACTCTCGGAAATACACTCGATCTGAGATCTGCGCAATGTTCCGGGTGCCGCCCTTCATGATTGGCGATCTGGACCGAGCCACCTTTTCAAATATCGAGCATCAGGATCTCGCATTCTATAAAGCAACGATGCTCCCCTATCTGATGCTGATCGAGGCCCGGCTAAATAAGGCCCTTTTAAATGTGGCCACGCAGTGCTTTAAATTCGACGTTTCCAACCTGCTGCGCACTGACATGACCACCCGGGTGGCTACCTACAACACCCTGATCACAGCGGGCGTGATGTCACCAAACGAAGCACGCACCGAGCTGGGATATAACCCGCGAGACGGCGGCGATGAGTTTGTCACCCAGTCCAACAATTTACAGTTCGGAGAAGAGTCTCAGGAATTGCCACAGGAGTCAGAAGATGCTGAGGAATAAAATTACGGTAGTCACCGGGGCTCCATGCTCTGGAAAATCGACATACGTCTCAGAACATGGAGCCTCTGGTGACGTGGTCATTGACTATGACGTTCTCGCGCAAGCCTTTGGATCTGAGGTTGCTCATGACACCTCCGGGGCAATTAGGAGAGTGGCTCTCAATGCTCGAGAGGAGGCGATTAAAACCATTATAGAGGGCATTGAGTCGCCTGCGTGGATTATCCACACAACCCCAAGAGAGGACTGGCTCAAGGCCTATCAGGATGCGGGCGCGGTTTTCCACAAAATGGAAACTACGCAAGAAGAGTGTCTCGACAGGGCAGTAGCAGATGGTCGACCTGAAGGCACTGAGGCGGCTATTAAAGACTGGTATTTAAAACAAACAACTAACAAATCAAACAGGGATAAAACAATGGCAGTGAAAAAAATGATTCTCGCCTTTGATTCCAAATCATTTACTCTCGATGAATCAGACGAGCGAAAGTTCTCAGGATATGCGAACACGTTCGATCATCAGGACCGTCACGGGGACATTACCCAGCGCGGCGCATTCATTAAGTCCATCGCCAACCACTCGGCAGCCGGGACCAAAGTCAAAATGCTCGCTCACCATGACACCACTCGACCCATCGGGGTCTGGACGTCGATGCGCGAGGACGACAAGGGTCTCTATGTTGAGGG